CGAGCAGAACGTCAGGTTTAGCGACGAGTCAGCGCGTGCGGCTGAATGGGCTGGAAGATTCGGGAGTACAGCATGAGCGATTACACAGGAAGCAACACTCCGATCGACATTCGAAACCTCTGGCAAACCCCGCCAGAAATAGCTGCAGCGCTACATGATGAATTCAAGTTTGTACTGGATGTGGCAGCCAGCGATCAGAATCACCTTTATCCAAACTACTTCACCGAGCAGAACAGCGGACTGACGCAATCGTGGTCTGTTCCCGGCCTGAGCGGTTATTGCTGGTGCAACCCTCCATACAGCGACATTACCCCATGGGTGCAGAAGGCTGCCGACCAGAACAAATACGGAAGTATTGGCACGGTGATGCTTGTACCGGCTGATATGTCCGTGGGCTGGTTCCGCGAGGCGCTGCTGAGTGTAAGCGAGGTCAGGATTATCACCTGCGGACGCCTGTCATTCGTAAGGGCTGACACAAAGCAGCCGGTTAACGGTAACAACAAAGGCTCAATGCTTCTCATCTGGCGACCTGTCCGATCGGCGGTGCCGGTGACCACCTACGTAGAGCGTGACGCGCTGATGGCGTATGGCCGCAAGCTCATTAACAGCAAACTGGAGAGTGCAGCATGATAAACACCTGGAGCCATGAGCATCTCGAAATCCTCGCCAGAGACTATGCGACGGCATCAACCGATTTACTGGCAATCATGTTCGCCAAGCCCCGCCAGCAGGTGACGAACAAAGCCCGCTCAATGGGGCTACGCAAGTCGCCTGAATATCTGGAGGCGGTAAGGGCTTCTGCCGGGATGCAAGGCTGGAGGCACCATGCGTGAATCCTGGTTTTGCCACGACCCTGTAGACACTGAAACCGCTAACGAACTCCTTTCTCGCTACGCCTCCCGCAACATCAAAACTCAGAAGACACTCTCCGCCGACCCGCGCCTGTGGCTGGTCAGCGCGCTGCTGCCTGAGTTCCGGGAAGAGCCTAAGCCCAGCAAGCAGTTTAAAAACCCAATGTGGAGCTAAAAATGACAACCAGAGAACGCTGCTGTCGCTGCCACACCATCCTCACCTCAGAAGACAAGCATCATTACGGGGCCATCTGTGAGCCCTGCGAGTGCGATATCGAATGGGAGAACCATGAGCGAGATAACCCAATCAAGTCAGCCTACTGGCGCTGGAGAGCAACCTGCTTCTGTGTGCGCTTTCTGTTTTGCGGCGCTGCCAGAGCCAGTGGCGTACTGCTGCACAAGCTGCGAAATAAGCCTGATGCAGGATCCCAATTACCGGATGTGCGGAGAGAGCCATGAGCAAGCTAAGAAATGAGGCGCGGGGCAGGGAATGCCAGGTCAGGCTGCCAGGCATCTGCAATGGCGACCCTGAAACAGTCGTACTCGCGCATTACCGAATGGTTGGTATCTGCGGAACCGGCATGAAGCCGGATGACCTATTTGGCGCATGGGCATGCTCAGGCTGCCACGATGAGATAGATAGGCGCACACGCCGATGTGATGTCACCGAAGCGCGCATAGCTCATCTGGAAGGCGTCATACGTACTCAGGATGCGCTGTTGCGGGAAGGAAAGGTGAAGCGATGAGCGAATACCGGATAGAGCTACCCTGGCCGCCCGGAAACAATCATCTCTTCTCAGTGTTTCGCGGCAGGAAAATCAAAAGTAAGAAAGGCAGGGAATACACCACCGCAGTAGCAAAAAAAGTCACCGAAGCAAATCAGCAATACCAACTGGCCGGCAGGCTCAAAGTAAAAATCCTCGCATATCCACCTACACGCGCACGGCGTGACCTGGACAACCTCTTCAAAGCACCCCTCGATTCACTCACCCAGGCAGGCGTCATAGCTGACGACAGCCTGATTGATGACGTGCGCATGGTTCGCTGCGAAGTCGTGAAGGGCGGCAGGCTGGAAATAATCATCACAGAGATGGAGGCAGCATGACCCAATACCTCAGAGAGAAGTGGCTCCGCCTCCGCATTCTGAAGATGCGCGGCATGTACGAAATCAACTACCGGATAATCCGCAACACGGCGAAAATGATGGGGGTTAAGCATGCGCATTGAGCGTGACTATCAGCAGATCGTCAGGTTGTCAGGAGTACGAAGTGCGGCAGACATGCGCCGGTTATTCGGTAATGGCTGGAAGACCATCAACAAATCACAGCAGGCGTGGGTGAGGCATCTTCTGAGCGTATGGGGCGATCACCTGGGCGGAGAAGATTACGACCGTGCAGAGGTGAACGTGATTGGCCGCCTGATGATGCGATGTGAATGGAGTGAGCAGAAGGGCAGGCAGATAGAGAAAATCGTGTCACAGCTGCATTGTGAAGGGCTGCGCGGTGAAGAGCTGTTCCGCAAGGCGCGCGACCTACTCATCCCTCAGTCATCAACGGCAAACATCATCGCTCTCGCCAAAGAATCAGATGATGCCGCCTTTGTTGAATCAGTCATGGTCAAGACGTTCGGTAAGGACAACCCGCTTCGCAATGTAGCCAGATTACGATACTGCAAACGCAAGAGCGTGCAAAACATCGGCTCATCGCTGATTTATTACAGCAGCATCTCACCCAAGGAAGCCCGAAACAGAATGGAATGGGCGATGGATATCCTTGAAGGAGAAATGTTTTACGCAATTAAGCGAGAAATGGAGAAGGAGATTCTTAAAATAGCCGCATAATTATACTAAATAGCACGAAATGACAAAGACAAGGGGCATGTAACCTGGCACATTAACGGCATGATCGGGAAGTGAAGCGAACAGATCGCGGCTTTACCGGTCAGTTGCATAAATGTGGATGCCAAGAAGCCTCGCGACCTCACCAGTCGGCGGGGCTTTTTTTATTATCCGCTGTAGGGTATAGAGGCAGAAATATCCCTTCCTTGGGATAGTTGTTCCTAAAAGCTTAGAAGTAGACGTTAAGATTTGATACTTTCGGCGAACATTGCCAAAGCCTTCGTAACCACAGCTGACTGAGAATCCCCTGTCTGTGCAGCCAGAGATTCCAGAAGCGCGATAGTGTCGGTATGGAGTTTTACGCTCTTAACCTTCACGCCACGCTTTTCATCGCTGCGTTTCTGTATTTCAGATATTGACTGAGCCATAACAAAATCCTAAATTATTGGGTAGGGGTGAGAGGGGTTTCCCCCTCTCTTCCTGACTGTCTTAGTAGGCTGGGCAGCTAATTACTAAGAGAACAATCAGGATGATGATTAATTTCATCATAACCCTTTCCTCGTTGGCCTCTGCTTCGGTAGGGGCCTTCCCGTTTCAGCGTCTTGCTGATGGGATTTATTATAGGTATACCTATGATTTAGGTCAACCTATATCTACTGATTATCAGAACAAATTTTAAGGATCGCTTCGGCGGTCCTTTTTTCGTTTTCGCCCCTGCCAATCAACATCGACTCCCACCTTTTCCTGTGTGGCAACGGGCGATCTTTTTTTCTGACTACCTACAGCACCGCCCGTAATCACGGAGGTGATATGAGTATCGATATGAGCAAACTGGCTTCAGGCGCGGCATACGGCGCATCTGCCGGGACGATTGCCAATGGTCTGCTGACCCGGCTGAGTCCCGATGAATGGAGTGCTGTAGGCGTGCTGGCCGGTATTCTGGTCGCGCTGTTCACGCTCGGCATCAACTGGTATTACAAGCGCAAAGCTACTCTGGCGCAAATCAAAGCCCTTCAGCGCTGGCCTACCGCGCCTGGAATCAACGAGGATTAACTAATGGCTATGTCAAACAGCCTGCGCAATAAGCTTATTGCTGTCGCAGGTGGCGGAGTTATGGCTATCGCTACGGTATTCCTCGGCGGAAAGGATGGGGTGGAAGGGCGGGTATACGAGCCATACAAAGATGTCGCTGGCGTATGGACTGTGTGCGACGGTCACACCGGCACCGATATCATCAAAGGTAAAAGATACACCGACCGCGAATGCGATCGCCTGATGTGGAATGACCTGCAGCCAGTCAAGAAAGCAGTGGATGGCATGGTGAAAATCCCGCTGGGTGAATATCAGCGCGCGGCCCTGTACAGCTTCACCTATAACGTTGGCACAAACGCGTTCTCAAAATCGTCACTGCTGAAGCGTCTTAACTCAGGTGATGTCGATGGCGCGTGTGAAGAGCTGCGTCGCTGGATTTATGCTGGTGGTCAGAAGTGGCGGGGATTGATGAACCGACGCGACATGGAGCGCACCATGTGCCTGGCGGAGAGTGCCGATGACCTCAAAGGCTAAAGTGCTCACTGCGCTAATCCTGCTGTTCCTGATGCTGTTAGCCACGTCAGTTGCATTCGCGCTCTACTACCGCGGCAATGCTATTGATTACAAGGCGCAGCGTGATACCGCAAGCGGTAACCTCAAACTGGCAAATGACACCATCACCGACATGCAGACACGCCAGCGCGATGTGGCCGCACTCGATGAGAAATACACAAAGGAGTTAGCCGATGCTAAAGCGACTATCGATCAGCTGCATGATGATGTTGCTACTGGTAAGCGCCGGCTGCAGCTCAACGCCACCTGCCAGAAACAATCC